CGAGCCAAGCTCGGCGCTGATGCGTGGGTAGATGATCACCGCCCCGAAGCACTTCCTAAGGCCATCGTGCAAACGCAGCGAGCTATTACGGAAGCTGTGTTCGGGGAATTCAGACCATACTTTCGTGAGTTGAATCTGGCAGTGTTAGATGGTAAGTATGACGATCTTTATGAGATTCTAGATCGGTTTGAGAAGCAGATGTTTAAGGCAGATAGTTTCGAATAGCTGTTGCCATTATCTAATAAGTGATGTATAAGGAGATATAGAATGAGTAAAATGATTTTCGCGTTTCTGGCTATCTTCGCAGTCGTGTTCCTTGCGATCCAAGGTTTCACTGCTGCAAGTGGTCGTGAAAAACTTCAGCTCGCCAAGGTGCTGGGGTATAGTTTGGCTTGTGCCACCTTGGCGACTGTGATTGCAGTTTCAATCGTTGTATTGTTTTAAAGGAATATATTATGAAAAATGTTACTAAGGTTGCTGTTCTCGCTGGTCTGATGGCCACGACTGCTGCATGTACTCGTATCGAAACAGGTGAAGTTGGTGTTCGTCGTTCGTTCGACAAGACTATTGAAACCACTGAGTTGATGCCTGGTTCTGTTAATCAGACCATCTTCGGTGATGTCATGACATTCCCAACGAAGGACGTTCAGGTTGATGTGTCTGACTTGACTCCATTGGCTTCGGACAACTCGACTGTTGCCGACTTCGATATGGCAGTGATCTACTCGATCAATCCAGGTTCTGTCGCAGAACTCTACATCGAGAAGAACCGTGGTTTTCACGCTGACACCGAAGAAGGTGATACTCTTCTGATGTACAACTACATCCGTCAGCTTGGTCGTAATGCTGCCTATAAGGTTGCTCGTCGTTACGAGTCATTGAAGATGGCTGATAACCGTGCTGAGATGGAACAGTTGATTCGTCAGGAAGTTGTAGCACAGCTCGCTTCTGAGAAGCTTGACGGTGCAATTTCAATCTCACAGGTTCTTGTTCGTCAGGTAAAGCCTGCTGCAAACATCGTAGCCTCGGCTAATGCGCTTGTTCAAGCTCAGAATGCTGAGAAGCAGAAGCAAGTCGAAGTTCGTACTGCTAAGCTTGAAGCACAACGTATTGCTGCTCTGAATGCCAACGCTGGTGCAACGAAGTACATGGAAGCAACTGCTATCGTTACTATTGCCGAAGCTGTCAAGGACGGTAAGGTCAACACGATCGTTATCCCTTACGACTTCAAGGGTATCGTCAACGTAAAGTAAGCATGTACAATTAATGCGTGGTAGTGTATACCAGAATCAGGAGGAAATTATATTATGACAATGCATCTTCTTGGTCCTGCTTACACTACCACTCATCATGGCAAGCGTAAGTCCAAAATGACAACTTCGAAGTATACCAAAATTGGTTTGGCTTGGCTCGAAGACTGTAAGTTTTGCAAGCGTATTGGCGTCAAGCCAAAGACGTTCGAAGAATATCAGCAATACCGTGCAGGCAACTACAAGCCGAAGCTTCGTGGCACGCCGATGCCTGATTACAACGTATCAGATCATCGTAAGAAGTACCCATCTCAGAACGAGATCGGTGTACACTACGCAAAGAATTCTTCTTACGAGAAAGAAAAGCTTGCCGTCAGTGGCAATTATATCATCGGCCAAGCCTATAACAAAGGCGGACTTGTTGTCCTTTCCAAGTCTGAAGCGGCCGATCCGGCAACTGGTAAGAGACGCGGTTGAGCATCGTGTTCCTCCTCTCATCGTTGCCGTTCTTGGCGATCTTAGGCTTCTTCCTTTGGGTCGGGTTTAAGGTCGCCAAGATTTTTTTGCGATTTGCCCTCTATGGTTTTCTTTTTATTATTTTGATTCTTCTCGCTTTAGGGGGTTTACAAAATTAGTTTTTTGTAGTAAGGTGAACCTATGATTGACCATACACCAACTTATTCCGCCTTTCGTACACCACTCGCAATGGCTGGCATCAATTTTCACGACCATCATTTGGTCGGTCTGACATGGCCATATATAAACTGTAAAGGCAAACAGTATCACGTCACGATGCTCGATCAAGGTTGGGTGTGTGACTGTCCTGGTTTTAACTTCTATAATAAATGTAAGCACATTACACAAGTGCACGAAAAGGTGATAGCAGAATGATTGTTCAGAACGCAGTAAATTGTTTGTCATGTGGAGATCTCATCATCTCTAAACATCGTCATGACTTTGTAAATTGCACTTGCGGTGCTGTATGGGTAGATGGCGGTCAGGACTACCTGCGTCGTGTAGGTGACTTTGAAAACGCCGTCGACTTGTCTTGGTCACTGCCAGACAAGTTATATTTTGATTGTGCTGATGCTGCTGGCCTTGCTATGGATAGCGGTCGTAATACTAAAGGCATCGCCAATGCAGTGATGCGTACTCTTCGTGAAGCTGGTCGAGTGATCGCCGAAGGTGAACAAAGAATTCTAGCTCATAATCCTCGTATGGATGAGATTATGGTCGAAGAAGCCGATGGCACCATCAATCGTTATAAGAAAGTTGTAGAATGAAAGAAGCATGCATCGTCGGCTTTGGAATGATCGATGCGTTAGGTGATAATCCCATCGATTGTTGGGAGAATATGCTTAATGATCGAGACTTCCATAAACCTATCGATCCTCATGTTCATGAAGGCCACAATCTTAAAGTTAAGTACGGGTTTTATCCTGAAATTGATATCGATGAAGAATTACAACCTCGAGCAGTAGCTTATGGTATGCATGCGGTTGAGCAAGCTTTACACATGGCAAATTTGCCGCATTCATCGAATGTAGGTGTCATCTTCTCGACTCTTTTAGGCGGCAACTCGACAAAAGCAAAGTTAGATGCCGAAGGTCGAAAGATGAAACCAAAACAGATCCTTCGCTCAACGATGGATTATCTCTGCAGTCAAATCTCAATTAAGTATGGATATACTGGTATCAATACCATGGTGTATTCTGCTTGTGCTACAGGTTTGGTAAGCATCGAATATGCTATGCGAATGCTCGATGAGTATGACTATGTGATCGTAGGCGGTTCTGATGCTGGCGTAAATCACATGGATCTCTACTTCTTCTCGATTATCAAGGCGATCGGTTCGAAGTCGATGCCATTCGATAAGAATCGCGACGGTTTTATTATGGGTGAAGGTGCAGGTTGCATCATCCTTCAGTCGAGAGAAAAGGCCGAAGCGATGGGTTCGAAGGTATATGCTCGCATCACTGGAGTTTCGAATGCTTCAGATGCACACGATCCGACTGCACCTTCTGGAGCCGGAGCTCGTCTTTGCTTGGAGAAGCTGGATCTCGAAGGAGTCGACTCAGTCAACTCGCATGGAACCAGCACTCCACTCGGAGATGTGGTAGAGTATGACGTGGTTCGCGAGTTTACTGATGCACCGATCTATTCCAATAAAGGAAAAATTGGACATACTTTCGCTGCAGCAGGTGTACTTGAAACAATTTACAGTGTACTGTCTATTCAGAACGGTGTGATTCCTCATACCGCTGGTTGTCAAGACACTGATATGGATGTGGTGATGGAGAACATCGAGACAGATGTCAAGAAAGTTCTTGTCAATTCATTTGGATTTGGTGGTAAGTGTTGTTCAATTATTGTTGAAAAGGAAAAGTAAAATGTCTTCTGGATATACTGTAGAACTCGATTGGGAAACTGTAGACCACGTCGTGGTCGGTCAGCTGCGTAATACATGGGAAGCTTTAAAGGGCAATCTCGGCAATGGCGACTGGGTTTTTGTCTGGGGTGATCAAGAAGCCGATGATGCCGAGATCCAAAAGCACATCGACGCGCTCGAACTTCTCCTCAAGTGGTACTCCACTCCCGATGAGCTGGTAAAAATGGGACTCAAAGAAGGTGCCTAAGTATCTTGTAGAGACAATCGACTTCTTTCGCATGCGATATGTCGTGGAATGCGAGAGCGCAGAACATGCCAAAGACGTCGTGACGATGAAAGAAGCTGAAGAGTTCAGTCAATTATATCTTGACGAGACTATCACTTCTACTCGCGTGATTGATGATGCAGAGTATCTTCGCATCTTCGACGAAGATAATGACTATCTCAAAGAGTGGTCAGAAGAAGAGAAATTTAAGTATGTGCACGAAGTAGTCTATGATACTCCAAATCCAAGTATGAAAGAACTCGATCCGGATCAACGGGATTGGGAATATGATGGTTGTGGAGTAAAAGTCTGGAAAGGCACGATGCAACGTTATGAGGTAGAAAACGATGGAACAGAATAAAGTATATACAATTAAGCTTATGTCGGGCGAAGAACTCATTGCTCGTGTCAAGCAAGAAGGTGGTGTCACCGAACTGTTGAAGCCTCGTACAGTTGGTATGGGACCTCAGGGTTTTGCTATGATGCCATGGATGATGTCAGCTCCTGATAACAACGTCGTAATCTCTGACACAGTCATTGTCGGTGCTACTGAAACGAGTGCACAGGTTGCTACACAATATCTGAAACAAGTAACAGGAATACAAGTCTAATGTTAGAATGTTTGATTATGGGCGATTCGATCGCCGTTGGAACGAAGATGTTTGCTCCGAAAGAATGTGTATCATATTCGAAGGGCGGTTGGAATACTTGGCAATGGAACAAGAAGTGGGGTAAAACTCCGCTTGAAGCCAAGACAATCGTAATCAGCCTCGGAACAAACGATCATAGCGGCGTTGATACGAAAAAAGAGTTGACAAAAATTAGAACTCGTGTTAAGGTAGGCAATGTAGTATGGATTATGCCTCCTTGTAACAAAGGCTTTTGTAAACCTAAGGTCAACGCCATAGTAAAAAGCATTGCCGTAAGCTACGGAGATCGTATCATTGCTACATCGTATGTTCAACCTGATGATATCCATCCATCGTGGCGTGGATATAAAGATCTCGTAAAGAAAGCTGGAATATGAATCTTTTCATTCTCGACAGTGATCCTGTAGTTGCTGCGCAGCTGCAGTGTGACAAGCATGTCGTGAAGATGATCGTCGAGAGTGCTCAAATGCTCTCGACTGTACATCGTATGCTCGACGGTGTAGAGACACGTGTGCCTTCAAAGTCTGGTAAGACAATGTCGAAGGCATGGACTCTACCTGACGAGCGCGAAGATACATTCTATCGTGCAGTGCATATGCACCATCCTTGTACGATTTGGACTGCACAAAGTAATAACAACTACAACTGGCATTACGTCCACTTTGTAGCTCTTTGTGACGAGTATACATATCGCTACGGCAAGGTTCATAGCACAGATACATTGCTTCGCGAAGCACTCAAGCAATTGCCTCGTAACATTCCTGTCGGTTACAAGACTCCTCAGCCGTTGGCAATGAAGGCCAATCCTGAGTGTATCGACTACAATGATATCGTAGGTTCATATCGTAAGTTCTATCAGACGAAGCAGGCTCGATTCAAGATGGCATGGACTAAACGTCCAATTCCAGAATGGTTTGCAGTCGCAGCCTAACAACATAAATAGAAGTAATACGACCGCTCCAGTATACTGGGGCGGTTTTCTTTTGTTTAATAAATAAGTTTAGAACTTAGAACGGTGCAACGAATGCTTTCTACTGATGCAAAATCCCAATCTGCTATTATTTCAGAATATGAAGCAGAGTTGGCAAAGAAAAACATCAAGATAGTAAAGTCATCTCGTGGAGGAAAGCATCTTCGATTCTCATATCCAGGAGATCATAAGAAACTCCTAAACGATATTATTAAATGTGAGCTTACGGATAGTACGTTTGTAATCTCAGGAAAATATCGTACAGAAGAACTTACTATCAAAGAAGCGGTAGATGGAGCCAAGGTCGGAGACAAGATCTATGTCGTCAATGCTGTGTCATCTCGTGGCGAACTTCGTACAAAAGAATTGACACCTGAACGTATCGGTGTGGCTACTGGCAAAAAGATCGGCAAGTTAGAATTTAAGAGAAAGGTGATGCAAGGCATCAACAGCCTCGGAGTTTCGGTTGTCGTCAAAGAGTTTATGAAAGATCTCATGGATTCTGCCGAAACAATGGGTGGTAAAATCAGATCAGAATATATCGAACAGATATCGGATTCAGATATCAACATTATCGCCAAAGATTTCGGTGAAGTCACAGGCGCATGGTGGTTTTTAAACGTATACGATAAGACTGCGGACGGGATCATATATCCTACTCAGAGCAATCTCAGACTGGTCGACTACTATGCCACATATCCAAAGAAACCTAACCTTGCGATATCAGCCAAGGCTGGTAAAGGTGCACCTCCATCTATCGATGCGATCGCCGATATTTTAGATAAGATCAATTACACTGACTCGAAGAAGAAGATAGCCAAGAACCTTATTATCGCCATTCGTAACAGCTCTGTGTTAGATGGCATCGTTCGTGGTTCTGCCGAGGTAAAAACTCCCGGCTGGAATGCACTCGTCAAACTGATGGGAAACAATATCACTCCAGCCTCGATTGAAATATTCTTATCAAAATATAAAACTGCAGAAGAACTCCTAAAAGTTTTAGATCCGCTATACAAGATTATGGGAAGAGCGGCTTCTATGGACATCACAAAACGGATCGTTGGAAATAGGGCAAAGAGAAACGGTTTGATACTGTCACCGCTTGCATATCACCTCGTAGATATGATGAACGCAGACAAGACATATTCTAACGTTCTGAATGAAGCCACAAAGCAGATCAACGTGAGTCAGCTCTACATCAATATCTACAAGACTCAGAAGCTGGTAAAATACAACATTCAGGAGTTTAAGGACATCGACTTCAAGTTCGAGTACAACGGAAACGCTG